ATCAAAGATTTTCCTGAAGCAGTCGGTGATATCAATAGCTTTCTATTGTGCTTTAAGGCATCGAATACTCCATCAACTTGGTATTTCCTTGGAGGATGAGAACAAATAGAACTCATATAATCTTTTACACCTTCATATGAAATTCCATCATTCTGTTCAAATGGAACTCCATAATATTCATTATCTTGAAATTTATATGTATAATCGTGTCTCTTACAAAATGCGATGATTCGATCTAATAGACCAACATAGATCCTCTTTGATCGTAAATCAAATAAATGTATTTCACCATTCCAATTACGATTCCGATATTGAGGCATAAACTTTGCACTCTCAACTTGGAATGTGAAGTGATCTCTTAACTCATATTCAATATGAGGGTCAGCTTTGACTCTAAGAAATACTTCATTCGCTTTGGATATGACAACATTAGCGGAAGTGTCAATCACATAGATCCATGAATCTATATGTATTTATCAACCCATTCCAGCGTTAAATCTCATAAATTCAATTGCATTCTTAATCTGATATGTGCGATTCTGTATAACTTTTAATATACTTTCTAAGTAGGTAAGCATTGTATCATAATATTCAATCTTCAAAGATGAGTTAGATAGTTTCTCATCTGCATCAAGATACTTAGTCATTGTATCTTTATCTCTTATCTTTTTTGGAAAAGGATTCTGTATATAAACATCAGGATCAGCCTTACCACTAAAGTATTCATATCTCTCGTGTCTTATATTCTTTCTCTGTTGCTCTGCTTTTTTTCTCAGTAAAAATATTGTATTGTATATCTGAAAGTATTTTGCATGTAGTGATGGTATATTCAAAGATTCATCGTGTAGGTTATCTCGGTCTATTTTTGCGTCTTTTTCCCACATTTCTTGAATCGTATCAAGATCAAAGGTCATTTCCCTCCAAATCGGTAATATTGTACATGGTGTATTTAAAACTTACATCTGCTGTAAAGTATTCAATGTCAGTATCTGTAGCATCGAATGATAAAGTTGTCAAACTGTAGGGCCATAAATCTGTAAATTTAACATTGAATTTTGCTACAAGATTGCTGCTGAGTATCTGTAATGTGCCATCAGAATATATGTCTTGTCCTGATTGACCATAGTTTCTTTTTGGTGTCTGTCCACTTTTTTCCCAATCACGAAACTCTTGAACAGTCTCTGGAAATCCTAATCCACGAAGCCATTTTTGTATCTCCATGTAATTAGTTAAGTCTTCATCCACAAGAAATCTGATATTCAAGTCTCCAAAATCAATCTTATCTCCGGGAACTGGAATGTCTCTAAGATAATTTGGTTGATTTGCAACACCTAAATTTAGATCTGGAATATTTGCACTATTGCAGAAGTAAGCAACACCGGGACTTCGTTTAAGATTAAACTTAAAGCCAACTGGTGCAAGGAAATTCCTATTATCAATTTGTGATGGACGGGTTGCCATTAGTTCTGAGCAGGTCTCCTCTTGTATTTATTATAGCATAAAAAAAGAGACCCGTGAAGGGTCTCCTGAAAGATATAAGCATCTTGCTTACATAAGGTTTTTAACAGCAACACGTCTGTAGTAACGGTTAGCGTTAACACTAAGGATACCGCTTCCTGCCTGTGTTCCTTCTGCGAATGGGTTAGCAACCATACCATAACGAGTCTTAAACCCGATTTTTGGTTGGAAACTATTTTCTCCCACTGCACGAACCATCTGTAGTGGAACGTAAGGACAGTAGAACAGTCCAGCATCATATGGTGAAGTACCTTTGTAACCAACGACATAGTACTGATTACCACCTGTAGGTGCAGCGTTAGCAGCAGTTAGGTTTGCAGCATATGGGTCGATGTATACTCTGAACTTACCTTGTAATGTACCAGCAAATGTATTACCAGTGTCATCAACATTAAGGTTAGCGTTAAGAGCAGGTGTGTAGTCAAGTACACCAGCCATTGTTAGTGCAGAAGCAACGTCTGCTGAACACATGATGATGTTACCCTTTCCGCGACGAGTTCTTTGTGCAATCGCGTTAGCGTCTCTTTCGATCTGGAATAATAGACCTTTGAACTTCTCAACAGACCATCTTCCATTTGAGTCGATGTCTAGGTCAAACACACCAGCAGTTGCTGTATTTTGAACAGCACCTTGCTCTGCAACCTTATAGATTGATCTGATAACTTCTCTGTTAATCTCAGCAAGTATCTCAGTTGAAAGGATGTTTGCAAGTTCTGCCTCTGCGTTTAATCCGTGGATCGCCTTGAGGTCTTGAGCAAGTTCTAAACTGTACTCAGCTTTTAACGCACGAGACTTAGCAGTAACTGTAACTTTCTCGATTGAGAATGCCATCTGATTGAAGGCATCGTTACCTGTTCCTTGTAGGTTCTCAGCGTCACCTGTAACCATACCTTGACCAACGTTGTAGCCAGGTGTAGCAGCAGTTCCAACTGGGTTAAGAATCGCAGGGTTTGATCCTTGTTGTGATGCAGAACCGAAACCAGCAGCTACGTCTGTAAATCCTGCTGTCTCGTCACTGTTTGCATCGTTTCCAGAGAATGTTGTATCTACTTCATCGTAGAATGTCTCTGTTCCACTCTGTGAAGTGTATCTGGATCTCATCGCAAAGATAAGACCTGTTGGGCCACTCATTGGTTGTACACCAGCAAGGTCATATGCCACCAAGTTAGGCATAGATCTTCTGATCAATGAGATAAGAACTGGGTCGAAACCAGCAACTGGGCCAGTAGCAGTTGCACCGCCACCGAATCCACCGCCAGCACCAGCAGCGTTTGCTGCGTTAGTTGGAGGAGCTTCCATCAAGTTGATACCTTGACCGAATGCTTGCTCTTCTCTTAAAAATTTTTCTTGGTTTTCTAGCAAGACAGCAGTAACTGCTTTTCTATGATTATCCTTGATTGGATCAAGACCATCATACTCTAATAGCGGCTTCCACTTTTCCTGCAGTTGTTCTGATTGGAACATTTGCTTAAAAAATTAGTGTTTGCGTTTGTTTAATATCGAAATCAGGATTGCTTAAATGCTGATAGTGTCTTCAAATAAGCAGACATTGAACCAGTAGGTGAACCAACACCTTCTGCATTATCTACTCCTTCTGAAATTGTATCAGATTTAGCAGCTGGTGACTTTGCTTTAGAAGAGAAATATGACTCTCTAAGTGTCTCCAACTTCTCACGATAAGATTCTTCACTTTCAAACTCTACACTTTGGGAAAGTGAAGCGAGCTTTTCTTTCTGAGTAGCAGCGAGGCCTTCAGAAACTGATTCAAGAATACCATTAGCAACAGACTCACCGAGTCTACTGTTTAAACTAACGTTCTTCTCAATCTGCTCATTGAGCTTGGTCTCCATGTCATCTAGTTTTTCTACCATGCTTTCCAGCACATCATATTTGTCGTCAGGGATAGTTACATAATGTTCTTCAAAGAGTGACTTCATCCCACTTAAGAAGGATTCTGTCATATCTGTTTTTAACCCTTGCTCAACTGCAAGAGCATTTTCGGTGAACCACTCATCTGCAACATACTCAAGATAGTTATCAACTCTTTCAGAAAGAGATGCTTTTTCTTCAGCGATTCTTTCTTCAAGTGTTTCTTGGTATTTTGCTTCTAATGCTTCCTTGACTTCGGAAACTTTAGAGTTAAGAGCTGTCTCGAAAACAAGCTTTGCCTTTTCTTTAAACTCTTCAGAAAGGTCTTCTCCTCCAAAGAGTGCATTAACATCTTCTTCGATGTCAACTTCTACTTCCTCAGTAGATTCCTCTTCAGCAACTACTTCATCTGTAGTTACCTCTTCCTCTTCAATAACCTCATCGACGATTTCCTCGTCTTCTTTCATGCCTTTCATTGGGTCAGCAGGTTTTGCACCTTTGTTAACGACATCCTTAACTTGCTTCAGTGAAGCACCAGGTGTTTTTAACTTTGCTGAATCATCATCAGTCTTGTAGTTATATGGTGTAGGGCCTCCGAGATCTTCAACGCTACCCGCTACTGATGTATCCATCGGCATTGCTGGTTTTGCGTTGGCATTCACGGCAGTCTTTGACTGTTTTGTTGAAGACGCTGCATCCATTTCTTGTAATTGTTTCTTAGCCATTGCTTTTAATTTCTCCGACTTTTTTATTTAGGTTATTGAGAACTATAATTTATTTAGAAAAGTTATAAATTAGACAGAAAATCATTGAACAGATTTAATTTCTGTTCATCTAGTTTTTTCTGGTCAACTAGAGTGTTAATCTGTTTATATGTTTTAGTTGCAAACTTCTCACGAAGTATGCCACCATCCCATACCCACTCTTTTCCTTCCATAATTCCCGATACAAATGCGTCAGGAGCTGAAGGATCGGCAACGATATCAGCAGCAGTTGCTAACATGAAATCTTCACCTACTACAGCGAAACCTTCTTTAGTTTGCTGGAGTGAACCAACACCACGAGAAGATACGCCAAGTTTTACTCCTTCATCAATAAGGTTCTTTGCAATGTTACCCATTGGGGTGTTCATAATTTTTGCCTTACCAATAAAGTTAGATCCGCTTTCTTTTAAAGAAACGATCTTATGAGATACTCTATCAAGGTTTACAGTTGGGCCTTCTGGATGACCAAGTTCACCAAGTGCTCTTCCTGATTGAATATGATTCTCGTTATAACGACCAACTTCTCTACGAAGAGTCTCCATAGGATACATTCTGCCGTTACGGTTTTTGATGTTTCCTTGTAAGAAAACACCTTCGATATACATTGATTTCTTGCCGTTCTTTTGTTCAACAAGAAATTCAACAGATTCGATTTCTTCTCTGATTAGTTTCATTACGCACTACCTGTAGTTTGAACTTGTTGAATGTAAACAACTGACGCTGCAGTTGGATTCGGTGAAATTACTGACACCTTATTAGACATGAATAATGTAGCATGACCTGTTGGAGTAAATGCGGTAGAAACACCAGCAGTGTTTGCTTCAACAGTAACCTTTTCTGAAAAGTCACCACCAACTCCAGCACTTCTACTTTTACCAACAACTTTTGTATCGTTAATCAAAGTAGTGTAGTTAGAATCATTTATTGTATTACCTTCATAATCTAAAGTAACTCGATCACCTATATTAAAAGGCATTTGAGTTCCTTCAGGAGCTGCAAGAACTGTAGTAGTTCCTTTAGTAATACTTACAACTCTTTGCGACATTTTTAACATCGCTAAAGATTCTGGTTCACTTGATGATACAATAAAATCAGTAGTAGTTGCCACTGGATCAGTTCCTATTGCAACATAGGCATCAGCACCCGAAGCTACTATTCTTAAAACATTTGATTGTACTTTAAAAGCAGTGGATGTCGTTGCTGTTCCTGTTAACGCAATCGATTGTCCTGCTCCAACGGTTCTATATGCCATTATGCTAATAGTTTCATTTAACTTTTATTTATAATTTATTGTTGATCTTCTAATTCAGCTTCACTTCGGTTTCATCCTCAGCCTCTACTTCATCTTCAACTTCATCAACAGTTTCATCATTTAATTCTTCATCTTCAAGATCTTCATCCTCAAGATCGACATCACCAAATACTCCATTTGCAACATCAGTTTTGAAAGCGTCTATTCTTTCTGCTGATTTGTTAAATAGAATCTCTTTGATCTT